TGAGTTTAACAAAATTACTATTACTAATGATTATTATAATCCAATACAGAACATTATTTCAAAAATAAAAGAATGTGATAGCAAAAGAACTGAAATAGTAGGAAAAATAAGACACTTGGATGCATCGCCTACTATTGACAAAAGAGATAGTGGAATCATCAAAGTTGTTTACGTCGGAGATGATGATAAAATTAAAACTGTTACTGCAAAATTGTCAAAAGAAGATTATAAAAATGCAGTAATAGCACACAATCATGGAAAATCAGTTAAACTAATCGGTGATATTCAAACAAAAAATAAATCATTTATGGAAAACGTAAATTTTAGCATTGTATAGATAATATGAACATATAACTAGATGAAGAATCCGGAATATAAACCTGTTTTGGGTTTATTTTCAAAATGGAATTTAGTTCAAAAAACATATCTATTCTAAACACTAAAAGTGTTTAGAGCCAAATCATTATTTATATGAATTTTGGCATATGTAAAGCAGAGGAATTTAAGTCCTCTGCTTTTTTTATTTATTGATAAAGTAAAAAAATAAAATTAACGGGGAAGTAAAAAAGTGAAGAATGTGATTTTACAAAGTTTAATACGTACTGTATAATTATAGTCAAGGTTATACAGTGCGTATTTTTATTTATAGAAAGGAGGATACCATGAATACAGAGATTTTTACAAATATAGTTCAGCTTGCCTTGACATGCGGAATAGGCGTTGTTGCATTTTTTCTTAAAAGAACCATTTCAGAACTGGATATATGCAAACAAAATATATCAGATATGAAAGAAAAATTCATAAAGCGCAGCGAGCTTGACGAATGTAAAAAAGATATAGCGCAAGTCAAAGCAGACTATATTACCCGTGAGGATTTTTTTAGAGAGCAGGATAATACACGCAGACAACTGGATAAAATTATGAGCGTATTACTGGAAATCAAAGGAGATTCAAAACAATGAATTATGAAGCAGATAAATTAAAACAGGAAATTGAAAACGGTAATTTCTTTGTTAATAACGGACGTATTCTGCAAATGCTGAACATATTAGCCGGAGATTTTAAAAAATTAACCGAAATCAAATATGTTCTTTCAGATCTGGAGGAATATGAGATTGTCAGAAGCATTGATTATCTGTATGAAAGCGGATATGTAAAGCTGAGAAATACGGATAACGGAAAACCGACAACTCTTGCGGACGCTCCGTTTAAATGTCTGTCGGCAAAGCTTACGGCTGAGGGCGTGCGTATTTTGGTAGGTAAAAAGACAGACGACTGTATTGAACTGTAGGAGGTGTGATATGAACACTCTCGGAAACAGAAGACACAGTATTATTGACGGTCTTGAGCCTGATATTAAAGAGACTGTAGATGAGATGATACGTGCCGGTTTTACCTATCGTGAAATCGTGGACTACATAAAGGATACCGGAACAGAGATATCAATAGGCAGCGTTCACAGATATGTAAAGCATTTCAGGGAGTCTCTTGAAAGATTGAGAGTTTCTCAGGAAAATTTCAGAGCGCTGATGGAAGAAATCAACAGATACCCCGATATTGATATGGCTGAGGGTATACTTCGCATTATAAGCAGTCAGGTACTGGATGCTGTAAGTCAGATACCGTCAGAGGAAATAAAATCAAAGGATTTTGACACTCTAGTCAAATCGGCAGTTTCACTGACCAGAGCGGCAGCATATAAACGTAATGCCGATTTAAAGTCAAAGGAGCTTCTTGAAAACGGAGCGGATCAGTTTAAAACCATGATATTCGATGCCATGGCGGTAAAACGCCCTGAATTATACAGACAAGTCAAAGAATTTTTAAAAGAGGAGGAAGAAAAGCTATGATGTACGTTGTTCAGACTAAAACAGGCTGTGAGCTTTCCTCCGGAGTTTTGTTAAAAAGACTTGGATTTAATATTAAAATTCCCGAAAAGCTTATGAGTATACGCCGTGGGGGCATATGGAGATTGGAAAAGAAGCTTGTATTTACCGGATACATATTTCTTGAATCGGATAAATCCATAACCGAAAAAGATTATTATAAGGTTAAAAATACCGATGGAGTTATAAATTTTATCGGAAAGGGAAAACCGCAGGCAATACGTGAAAATGAAATCCCGTTTATCAATTGGCTCTGGAATAACGGTAAGCCTATAGAACCGTCAAGGGTTTTTGTAACTGTTGACGGAAGAAAGATGATAATGTCAGGACCTCTGAGAAAATACGGAGGAGAATATGCTTCGATCGATATTCGTCAGAGGTGTGCAAAGACTGTAATATCTATCTGCGGAATAAAACATAAGGTCACACTGCCTATTGAACTTATTTAAAAATCTCTGCGTTATGCTGAAGTACGGTTGATGCGTCCCGTACCGATCGGCGCAGCGGAATATACAAAAACGGCTTTTTAAAACTGAATTGCCGAATGGCGAAGCATATCTGAATGAAATATGCGTTAGAAAACGATTCAGACCCTCTTGAAAACCGTTTTAAGAAATTATTGGTGAAATTATAGGGGTAAAAACAGAATCGCTTAAAAGGGCATAATTTGCCCTTATTTTTATACCGTGAAAGGACGTGGTATTTTGGGCGCATTAAATAAAAAAAGCATTAGATCTCTGCTTGAAGGAATTGATGAATATGAGGTCAGTCAGAAAAGGATAAAAGGCGGAAATTTAAATAGTATAAAGAGCCTGTATGATGAGTTTTTAAAAACAGACAGCAAGCCGCAGCGTGATAGATTAATCAATGAATTTAAAAAACGCAATGAGGAGTTTGCCGAGTTTATACAGTCAAATCCCGACCTTGTAGAAGCCGAGCTTCAAAAAGCATTGATTCTGGCAGCTTCCGGCGGAGAATATTCAGAAGAAGAAATCACAGTTGACGGTAAGGGAAGAAAAAAAGTAAAGCATATTAAGAAAACGGCTCTGCCTGATGTTTCGGCAGTTCGTGAATTAAGGGAAATGCTGGGCAGCAGCGAAACAGCCGAAAGCAGTATGGCTGAAGCTTGGATAGACGCTCTTCTCGGAGAAGATGAAAATGAACAGGAAGAATAAATACCACAGGCTTATAAAAGCTTTTAAGAAAAAAATCCCACAATACCGTAAATCCCCCGAACTGTTCGCCCAAGAAGTCTGCAAGTTTGAATGTGACCAATGGCAGAAAGAGGTATTTACAGATATAGCGGAGTTTCCTAAAGTTACGGTGCGTTCCGGTCAGGGCGTTGGAAAGACTGGTTGTGAAGCTGTTTTGTGCCTGTGGTTTTTGTCCTGTTTCCCGTATTCCCGTGTTGTGGCTACTGCTCCTACTAAACAGCAGCTTAATGACGTACTCTGGGCGGAGGTTTCAAAATGGCAGTCAAAAAGTCCGCTTTTGAAAGTGGTTTTAAAATGGACTAAAACAAAGGTTTCTGTCGAGGGATATGAAGAACGCTGGTTTGCGACTGCACGTACTGCAACAAAGCCCGAAAACATGCAGGGCTTTCACGAGGACAACATGCTCTTTATCGTTGACGAGGCTTCAGGTGTTGCCGATCCGATAATGGAGGCGATTCTCGGTACGCTGTCCGGAGCAAACAATAAATTGCTGATGTGCGGAAACCCTACGAAGACTTCCGGAACTTTTTATGATTCTCACACCTGTGACAGAGGGTTGTATAAATGCCACAGGGTTTCTTCACGTGACAGTTCCAGAACCAATAAGGAAAATATAGCGGCTATGGAGCGTAAATATGGGAAAGATTCAAATTTTGTTCGTGTCCGTGTTGACGGAGAATTTCCTAAACAGGAAGATGATGTTTTCATTCCTATGGAATTGATATTAACGTCAACATCGTCTGTGAAAGATTTTGAAGAACCGGAAATACCCGACCTTATCCATATTGGCTGTGATGTTGCAAGATTCGGGGACGATAAAACAGTAATCGGTTCTAAAGTAAATGAGAAGGCAGATATTGTCTGCAAACGTCAGGGGCAGGATACCATGAAGACAGCTGACGATATAGTGATGTGTTATGATAAATTGCTTAAAAAATATCCTAAATATAAACGTCCTGTTGCTGTTAAGATAGATGACGGCGGCGTAGGCGGCGGTGTTGTGGACAGATTAAGACAAATGAAGCGGAGTAATCCTCAGCGTTTCAAACAGATGGAAATATTCCCCGTTAAATTCGGTCAGAGAATGAAACATGCATATTATTATGATTCTACCACATACATGATGAGCGTAGTCAGAAATCTTTTGTCACCTCATGATGAAGACGGGAAACCTAAACCTGTAGAACTGATTCTTCCCGATGATGCGGATTTAATAGCGCAGCTGTCAACCCGAAAATATGAAATGACCGACGATTCCAGACAGAGAGTCGAAAGCAAAGACGCCATAAAGAAAAGGGGCGGTCATTCCCCAGACGAAGCAGATTGTATTTTATTATGCTGTCTGCCTGTTAAATTCAAAAAAGAAAGGAGGCAAAAAACTTGAGTAAGAAAAAAAGAAAGGTTCGTGCCGAGATAATAAAAACAACAGCTCAGATAAAGAAATCCGATAGTCCGTCACATCTTGAAGAAAAAGAAGATTCCGGATATTCAGACTGGCTTGAGCCAGACTATACCTTAAAAGGTCTTGAAAATATGACAAGACACTCCTCTATACTTCCTCAGTGCATTAGTGCGTATAAGTCCAATATAGCGGGATTCGGTATTGGAGTTAGGTATAAAGAGGATATTACAGACACGGAAGAGCTTGAAGATGAATTTAACAGACTTTCAGATATTGTGGAACTTCTTGCATTGGACTGTGATACAAAAGAAGTTTTTGAGAAGGTTATTGCCGCCCGTGAAACTTATGGAACTGCATATCTGGAGATAATCCGAAACGGGATGGACGAAGTGGTACAGATCGAATTTATTGAAAACGTTCCCAGCGTCCAAAAATCCAGACTGTTTGAAGAGTCGGTTGAGGTTGAATATGTTTACAAAGGAAAAGCTATAAGACGTAAAAAGCGGTACAGAAAGTATAAGCAGACAGTAGGTAGTAAAACCGTGTATTTCAAGGAGTTCGGAGACAAACGAATTATGAATAAAGAAACAGGCGAATATGTTTCTGAGCTGGATTCTGATAAACGGGCTAATGAGATACTGGAGTTTAAACTCGGCTCCAGACCTTACGGTCAGGTTCGCTGGATTGGTCAGGCGCTGAATGTCGACGGAAGCTGCAAGGCTGAAAATCTGAATAACAATTACTTTGAAAACGGTCGGCATACTCCTATGGCGGTAATTATCAAGGGCGGTACTCTGACAGACGAAAGCTATGACAAGCTTCATACCTATATGAACGACATTAAAGGCGAAGCAGGTCAGCATAGCTTTTTGCTTCTTGAGGCTGAAAAAAATGAAAACAGTACAAATATGCAGGAGGAAAAACAACCGGATATTGAATTAAAGAGTCTTGCGGATATTTTACAGCACGACGAGCTGTTTCAGGACTATTTGGATAATAACCGCAAGAAGGTACAGTCGGCTTTTCGCTTGCCTGATTTGTATGTGGGATATACCACAGATTTCAACCGTGCTACAGCTCAGACCGCGATGGAGGTAACAGAAAAACAGGTGTTTCAGCCGGAAAGACAGTCTCTTGCGTGGATAATCAATAACAAGCTGTTAAATGATTACGGTTTTAAGCATGTTGAAGTTTATTTCAGGGAGCCGGACATCACCAATCCTGATGACTTGTATAAGATACTTACCCTTGTAAACAATGCAGGGGGTCTTACTCCTAACAAGGCCAAAGAAATCGGGTACAAGGCTCTGGGTGAGACCAGTGATGATTTTGAGGAGGATTGGGGCAATATACCTCTTGCCTACAGTAAAACTCAATCAGCTTTAAACGGTCTTGAAACGCAGATTGCAAAAGCCGAAAACAATCACGATGATGAAATTGTGGCGGTAATGAAGTCAGTGCGCTCCCTGCTAATGAAACAAAGCAAAGGGGGCTGATTTTATGTGTTCCGAATGTCAGTTACTTATTAAAGCAATTGACGCATACATAACCAAAGCCGACAATGATCTTGCTGACCGATTGAAAGAAGAAGGCTATGCAGATTCCAAAAATACAGTAAAGCATATTGAGGAACTGGAAGAAAAAATAGCTGAGGTTTTGCAGGAGCAATCAAAAGACTTTGAGGATTTGATTGAATCCGCTGATAAGAAAGGTATTGACCTTGAGGAATTTCTTAAAGGTTCATGGCAGGAATTTAAGACAACAAATGATATCAGGGAAAAGCTATTCCCTATTTTCTTCAATGAATTTACGGAATATGTTCCTGTCCTGGCTAATTTTTACATGAAAGAAATGGATTCGGAGTTGATCGTGGAACAGATTTCCGAAAAGACAACCGACTGGATAGCACAATGGAGCTATGAGCTGTCAGATCTAATGCACCTTTCTTCTCACGAAGAAATTGAGAATATTCTTGTTAAGGGCTTGAAAAACGGCAAAGGCATTTCGGAGACTGCCCGTGACGTTCTGGAAAGCGGTATCAGAGACGAATTTTACAAGGCAAGACGTGCGGCGCTTACAGAAACTTTAAGAGCACACAGCTTTGCCCGTGAAGAATCAATACAGCAGTGTCCGGCGTCCGAGTATAAGGAATGGATTCACACGGGAAATCATAAAATTGAACCCAGACCGAATCATGTGAAGTTCAGCGGTACAATTATTTCAGCAGATAAAAGCTTTATGTTAGAATGTGCAGACGGCAAGGTTCGTTCTGCGGATTTCCCAAAAGACCCTGCACTTCCGGCGGCGGAAGTAATTAACTGTCATTGTATTCACCGTGGCATTACTTCCGAAGAAATTTTAGGCTTACCTCTTGAAGAACGCAAGAAGCTGCAGCAGCAGGCTATTGACGAAATGGGCGATGAATGGAA